CCCCCTCCCCCGTGGTCGGGAGCATAACAAAGGGGTGGTGCACGGTTGTCAACGCTAGGTCTTTCTAGCCGAATGATTGCTTGCGCCAGTTGGCGAGTTGACCTCCAGTCTGCAAATAGCGACGAGTTGTTTCGATGGAAGCATGACTGAGTTGGTCAGCCGCAATCTCCAGAGGCACACCACAACGCATCAGGTTCGTTGCACATGTGTGTCTCAAGGCATGAGGGCTGAACAGGGTCTCAGGAAGCCCAGCACGCCGCAGAACCTGTTTCAGTCTGCGGTTGATGTTGGCTGGGTCTGGTATCCATTCGTCGTCAAGAGATGACCTGAAGCGAGTGAGTTCGCTCGCTGGATGGTCAAAGGGGACGAGAACGATTCCACCACGCTCACGGCGGTAATCAACTAGCCATTCGATGTCTGCCAACCAATCGTCAAGGTCAGGCAACAAATGGGGCAAACCATTGTTGACAACCCGAGCCATCTCGCCGTACTCAACGGCGTAAGTGCCACCGCCTTTGCGTTCGAGATGGTTGATGGTCTGCGTCTCAAGGTCGAAATGTCGAGGACCAACAGTTACGAGTTCTCTGCGTCGAAGACCAGAGAAACACGACAAGCCCAGCCATGCCCTGTCTTCACGAGCAAGCGATGAAGACCACAGGCGAACCCAAACATCGTCGGGTATGGCACGGGGTTGACGGTTGCGTACCTTGGGTACACCAACATTGTCGACAGGGTTTGAATCAACCAAACCTCTGGACATCAGGTACTTGTAGAAAGTGGAGATGGCAATACGGTCACGGTCTTGGGTAGCAGGCGCAGGGACAATGTTGCCCCTACGCTTGCGCCCCATGAACCGTTCAACAGTGTCAGCATCAACGGAATCCCACGGCACATCACCGATGAACTCACGGAACGCAATCAGCGTTCTACTGTAAGCATCAAGTGTTGCACCACGAGCGTTGCGGACACGACCAAGCCAATCAATCCACTCTTGGATTATTGCGCTTTCCACGGATGAGCCTTCCTCTTTCCATTGGTACTGCCTTCTTGTTCATGTGGTTGATGCAGACAGGAGGCTCTACAAGAGTCACTCCCGTCCGCACCGTGTTCCCACACTTGCGACAGAACCAATGGGTCTCTGATTGTTTGCTCACCAACGCATGCCATGCACAAGCACGGCTTCGATGGACTGCTTCGCTGAAGCGAGTGTCTGAAACTCCTCAATCACATCATGTGCCCGTGGCGAATCACCCAAACGGGTAATCTTCTTAGCCAACTGGTCAACACCGATGCTGAGTGATTTCGTCACTGCACGCATTTCGCTAAGCGTCAGTTCGACAGCAAATGTCGGTTCCATTCTGATTCCTTTCCGTGTCGGTGTGAGAGATGCGCATCAACGCACCCCCCACACGCACAACACTATCAGACGAGTGAGAGTGCTCGACTCGTCAACGGATAAGAACCAGTCAGCATGCGATTCACACGCTGGATGTCACGGTTGCCACGAATGACACGAGAACGATGCTCGTCTGCACCTTCAGCCGCCATCACAACACCCCAAGCAGTGCCACGGATGTTGTCGTTGTAGTCGGCACGGTACTCAGCGACGATTGCATCGAAACGCTTCTCCCATTCCGTCAACGCACGACCCTCATCAGGGCGTTCGCCAGCAATCTTGCCGATGATGTCCATCGCATTGGAAACCTTCACGCTGAGTAGACGCTCAATCTCGATGTCCATCTCGTCGTACAACTTGACAGCATTCTGCACCGCTTCGAGGGCGGTGGGAATCAGGTGCCGTGCAGAGAAGTTGTGACCAAGACTGAACAGTTGTGAACCGTCCTTCAACAGTGCACGGAACATGTTCATGCAACGCAACTCATGAGTCACTGCATGACCACCGAACACTCGATTGCCGTTGGTGCCGTTGTACATCAGGATGTAACGGTATCGACCGTCGCCACCTGGCGCTTTGACAGCATCGCCATCGAGACACACACCAAGAAACTGTGTGCGCTCATCAAGCGACTGACCACCGAGATTGATGTATGCATCAGGACGAATCTTGATGATTGCTTCCGCAAAGTCACCAAGAAGTGACGGTTGGAAGTGATGGAATCGTGCACTGTTCACACCAAGCATTGCACCGTCAGTGGAACGGATTGCGGCGTAGAACTTGTTGGCGTACTTGGCATCGCTCAACTGTGAAAGCGGAACGCTGTTCACATTGTAGTTCAGCCCTGCACGCTCAAGTGCGATGTGCTTGTCACGCACACCGTCGATTGCGCACGGAATGCCTCGCTCGATGAACGAGGTTGTGGTCTTCATTATGTCTGACATGTCTTTCTCCCTTACTTGTTGGTGTTGTCAGAGTTGATGCGAGCATACACAACATGTGTGTCACCCACCTTGCGAGTAACGGACTGCAAGCCCTTGTGCCTGTACTGCGTTCGCAACTGGTGCGAATACTGGTACGCAGAGTTGCGTGTTCGCTTCTCCTCGCTCTTGCTGTACTTGTAGATACGGACAACCGCCCACTCATCTGGTCGCTGTGCAAGCGTATGCACAACAAAGTCAAGACCCGTGCGCTTCTTGCGTCCACGCCCCTTGATTGATGGCAGGCTGTCAACGAACCGTAGTTCGTTTGTGTAGTTGTTCTTCTGATTCACTTTCGTGTTTCCTTCCTGTTGTTGTTTCTGTTTGTTGCAAGCGGGATGCTCACGACTCGTGTGAAGTGTGAGAAGTCCGCCTGCTGTTCTTCATCGATGTATGGGTACGCCACCACATCGAGGGAGAGGTTCTCGGCATTGACGCAGAGATTCAAGTCCCAATCAAGGAACCCATGAAAGTCATCTACTTCAATGTTGCCGACTTCTTGCTGTTCGTACACATACATGTACCAACCTTGCGCCCATCCAAGTGCGAATGCTCGCACTTCCTCTGGCACAGAGAATGTGCCATGGGCTTTGAGGATTTCATTCAGGTCTTGCCTGTTCATTGTGTTTCCATTCTGTTGTTGGATTGTGGTTATGTGCCTAACCATGTCAGAAGACACAGTTGTCACACACGACACGACCATGCACGGTGTACACGCTGTCAAAGTCGTCGAGCAGTACACCGCACGATGGGCATTCGTCATCGTCATAGTCGTAGTCGTCGTATGGGGGCAACTCATCAAGGTGAGTGAAGTCGTACCACGCTTCACGAACAACCTTGTAAATCATGTACAGCATTCCGACTGCGAGGAATCGGAACAGTGTATCGAAGAAGATGAATGTCGTCTGCATCTCAGTCCTCCTCGATGTGAACATTGAACGAACGGCAGTCAACCACGAGGTCGAACGAATCCGACTCCACCTTCGGGTCGTCAAAGAACGCACCTTCCATGATGTCGTCGATGTCCTCCTTCATCAGAATGTCCACATCGTCTTCGGTGTAGTCGTCAGGAACGACAGCATCGACGCTCAGCACGACAGTCCACGAAGCCCTGACACTGACAGTCTTCGTGAAGTCGTTCATGCCGAACGAAACGAGTTGTGCGATTGCCTCACGATGGTCGGAGACAAAGTTCCTGTCTTCCTCTCGTGCATCGCAGATGAGTTGGCGTGTGGTCTTGAGAGCCTCACGCAGGCGGTGTGCGTTGCGCTCACCGATTGCGTTCACCTTGTCAAGCGTCACCTGCCTGTCGGAGAGTTCCTTCTCCAGTTCCCGAATGCGTGACTCCAACTCCTGATTGGCGTGCTCCAGTGCGGAACGCTCGTAGTAGTCGTTCCACTCCTTCTCGATTCTGTTCATCTCTTCCATGTTGTTGTTTCCTTCTGTGTTGTTGTTGTTTGTGTTGTTGCTGTTGTGTGTCATGTCCCCTCCTCAGAGCCATGCGTTTGGGTTGATGTGCTTGACCATGTTGGTCATGTGAATCTCGGTGATTCTCCAACCTCTGTTTGTGTGAGGCTCAAGAAGTTCACCAAGTTCATTTCTGTCTGCATAGTAGAACACGGTGTCATCACGGACACCGTAATCATCATGCGCTTGTTCGCCACGGTCAGGAGAGAACGAGATGTAAACCCGTTCCTCGCTGAATGGGTTGTCCCATGTGACCGTAGCGAAGATTCCTGCGATGTAGTGCGTCATTGTTTCACCCCCTCCCATCAGTAGAAGTGATAAGGCTGGTAGGGAATCAAGGACTGTTCCTCGTCGTCTTCGACGGTGTTCTCGTAGCGGTCATCTGCCCACAGTTCGCAGTAGCAATACTTCATGTCTTCCTCGCACAGCAGACACACATCGCAAGTCGGACAATGAGTCTCACCCTTCGCCTCGTTCACGATGATGTCCACATCACACAGAGGACACGGAAGAATGAACGACCACTCATCAAGGAACAAGTCGTCCTTCGGTGTGGTGTACGAATGCGTGTACTTCTTGTACGAGAAGTTAGACCACCACGAATCGGAATCCCAATGCCCCATGTCCTCGTTCACGATGTAGAACGGTTTCTGTGCCAGCGAGTTATTCGTGAGAATGACCAACTTGGAAGCACCGATGACCTTCTCCAACTTGTCGACATACTCAGGGTTGTCGAGCATGGAAACACCACCGCTCTTGGGCATGAGAACCTCAGAGAAGTAGCGAGTGTCAGAACGAGCGTCACCCTTCGGAATCTCGATAGGAATGATGCCGTTGTGACCGAGCATCGTGTCCTTGTCGGAACCGACATAGAACGGGTGGCAGTTCGCCTTGTTCACCGTGCCATGAGTAGCCCAACGAAGATGGAACATGGACTCGCCGTGGTAACGCTTGAGCGTTGCCTCGTAGTTGTCGTACACACGCTCGAAGTCCATGCCTCGTGAACGAACGATGCCGTTCGGCGTGCGAACAGCAAAGCCGAAGCCGTGTGGATTGTTGATGGAAGCGTTCCAGAGACGCTCTGCGTCAGGGGAAACACCTGCGGGGGAGAATGTGAGAAGACACATTTCAGTTACCTCTTGCTTTCTTGTTTGTTTGGTTTGTTGTTAGGTGCCTAACCATTGGTCAGGCGTTGGTGAGACGGTGGACGATGCGCTCGTGCAGAACGCTGTACTGGTCGATGGTGCTGACCCACTCGGTGAACGCCTCGAACGAAAGTGCGTTGCGACGCACACAGTCCTGCGTGGTGATGTGGTTGGTGTAGGTGACCAACGCATCGCAGAACTGAATGTACGCCTGCACAGTCGTTGCCTTGAGTGACGGGCGGAACACACGCAGTTCCACAGTTGCGTCGTTGCGGCAGTTCACAGCAACATGACGCTCGCCAACACGAGAACCCTTCGCATTGTTCACGAAGTTGTGGCGCTCGTAGATGGAGAAGTCTGCGTAGTGCGAACGGCGACCCGTGAACTTCACCATGTCGTTCTCGTTGCGGTAGATGAACAGCAGGAACTTGGCGAGATGAGTCTGCGAACGGAACGCAGTGCGTGAGATGTGAATGTGCAAACCACAGCGACTGTCGTTCCATGCGTTCATGCCACGGTCAGACAACTCGGACAGAACATTCCACGGGAAGTTCATCATTGCCCAATCAAGAGTCATCGGGTGCGTGACAATCTCGAAACCGTTCGAGATGGAACCGTCTTCCTTCTGGTACAGCACATCTTCACTGACGACAGATGCGAGATGCTCGCTCGCATCACCACAGTCGTTGCCACGACGAGGTGTCGTCTCCAACTCGATGCCGTAGTACACGGTGTTCGCAAGCGGAAGACGAGAAGCGAAGTCACGAGAGTCGTGGAACAACGGGTCAGGCTTGTAGCCGTAGTTGTGAATGTGCTCGGTGCTTGCACCGCAGTACTCGCAGTCACGCTCGTCACCGTGGAGATACTCACCGCTGTCTTCGCAGTAGTGGTAGTCACCGTTACCGAGACACGACTCGCACACATAGTGGTCGCCACCGACACTTGTGTAGTTGTCGATGTGGGTGATGTGGTCGCAGTCTTCGCAGGTGATGTAGTCACTGTCGTAGCACGACTCGCAAAGTGTCGTGCGACCGTCAGAGGTCTGGTCACCATCGGGAACAGCGTCACCGCAGTTGTCGCACGAGACGGTGCACGATTCGTGATACGCCTCGTCGTTGATGATTGTTGCATCTTCGGGATTGAGAGAGTCGTTGCAAGCGGCGCACTCAATCATTTCTTCTTCGTTGTCCATGTCGGACTCGCTTTCTGTGTTTGTGTTTGTGTTGGTTGATGTGGCATTGATGGTTAGGTACCTAACCGACTGACGCAGTTGCCACAGTTGATACTGCGTCGGTCTCGGCAACGCATAGCCGTTCAGCAAGTGGCGAAGATTCGCACGATACTGAGACGGTTCCCATGCGTTTGACGAACGGTAGAACTCAGCCTTGATGAGATGCCACGCAACGGAAGTCTCATCTGGACGGGTGAAGAACACTCTCGGCATTACAGCACCTCGCCGTTGCCGTGAATGATGGAACACACATTGAGAAGTGCCTCACGCACATCATCAACGAAGTCCTGCAACGCAAGGTCGTTGTCAGCAACCGCACGCTGTTCCATGATGTCCACAAGGTCGAGCACCTCATGGAGATTCTGCTTTGTCTTTCCGAACACTGTTGTGTCCTTTCTGTATGTATTTCCTGCCACCGTGACAGGACACAACGCACACGAACAAGTCATGTGCGCTCTGTCCCGTTCACGAACGGTTAGGTGCCTAACCATAACCGCTCGTGACGGGTGGGGGAGAATGTGCAGTCTGTGTCAGTGGGTCACTTCACCTCGTCCTGCATGATTGCGAAAGCGATGATGTCCTTCTGCTCAGAAGTGAGAGCCTTGCCGTTCAGAACGACACTGTTCAGACGCTTGCGAACTTCCTTGTAGTCCATCGTCTTCACAGAAACCACACGGTCTTTCTTTGCGTTCTTCACGCTCGTCTTCTGCTTTGGGTAGCGAGTGGTCACGATGGTTTCCATGCTGTCCACGACAGAATGGAACTTGTCATCGTTGTCAATCCACATCACAGCCTTCTTGCCCTCAGTCTGAATGTTCGCCAACGCCCATTCGATGTGACCGACACGGTTACGAATGGAATCAGCAGTCCAGTCACTGTTCTTCGTTGCGCTCTCAGCGAACGAACGAACGGACACACCGCTTGCCTTGTGCAGAAGATAGGTGCGATACCAACCTTCCAGAGCAACGATGTTGCCTGCCTTGATGTACCGCTTGTTGATAGCGGCGAACTTGTTGTTGATGGTTGATGCGTTGAGGACGCTTGCCTTGTTGGTGGTAATGGTTATCTTTCCTTGTGTTTCACCGTGTTCTTCACACGGTTCGTTATTGGTTAGGTGCCTAACCACATACACACGCACACGCACACACGATGGAGTGCGTACAGCGTGGGTAGTGCCTCGGCAATAGTAGTGTCGGTTTGCCAGACACGAGAGGCGTGCAGTGGCAAGGGGTAGGCGCACATAATCCCCCTTACATGGCAGGGCAGACTGTGGTAGGGGGGACACCGCCCCCCCATGCACCCCGAAACTAATAGGATTCCTTTGTCTCGTCGCCAGAGCACTCATTCTGGATAGGTGGCTGTATGGGTGCGGAGGATGTGCTAGCGAGCCTGTACGGGGCTGAGAGAGGGCAATCAGAGGTGTTTAGGGGCATAAAGAAACACCCCCTGGGGGGTGTTTTCATGGGTCCCCGTCAGGAGGTGTTTACATACCTAAAGTCTTTGCTCTTGCTAGCGCTTTGCGTGCTACGGCACGCACATCAGCCTCGCCCTTGGGGATAGGTTCTCCCCATGCGGTGAACATGAGTGCAAATCTGGTGGGTTCACCGTTGTCCCCTACCAGTGGGGGGATGTTGGAGGCACCAGCGAATCGTCGTGCCCAACTAATCCAGCGCTTCTTGTCTGCTTCAGAGGCGGAACTGTAGTTCCGTACACCCATCTTCACGCCTGCGGATTTAGCGCCTTTGGCGTTCAGCCCACCCTTGGGGTTCTGACCAGCCTTGCGTTGCCATACGGGGGTCTTAGCCATTGTTTACTCCAAACTCTGATGTCTTGTTGATTGGTTCAATACTGAGAATCATTCCCAAAGGGATGTGGTTGATGTCCCCAATAGTCTCTGGCTCTCCGTCGTTCTCAAACACGGTTCCCACCAGCGTCAGATAGTTTTCCTGACAGTCTTTCCAGAACCGTCCAATGGTCACAGCCACAGCGTCCTTGGGTTCGTACTCGTCAATCTCGTGCCAGCCACTATGGGGGCTGTATGCGTCACGCCAACGAACCTTGATTTCTTGCCACTCAAGCAAATGTGACAAATCAATACTCACAACTATGTCCTCTCTGCGATGCCTGCGTGTCTCTCGCTGTGCTAGCGACACTTGGCATCCGCCCTCTTCCAGAGGCGGATTACTGCTTCCCCCCCTATAGTCCCCCCCATTCGTAACCTGAGAATCGTTATCACTTTATGTTACGAAATCACCTGTTCTTTATGAGCGAAGAGATGGTTCTAACGCAAGCACAGCAGGAGTACCTGGACTGGCTTTGCACTGCCCCATCTGAGCGTCAACCCGTCTCCAAGCAGAAGATGGCGGACCACCTTGAGGTCGACATCAAGACTCTGCGCCGTTGGGAGAAGAAGCCCGTCTTTCGAGACCTGTGGGAAACACGCATACAAGCCATTCAAGGGTCACCAGAACGAACGCAGAGAGTTCTTGACACGCTTTATGAGCGTGCCCTTGATGGCGATGTGAAGTCTGCTCAACTGTATCTTCAGGCTACGAACCGTATGTCGCCTCCGACCATTGAGGTCAAGAGCGACAAGAAAGCGGCTGAACTGTCTGACAGTGAACTTGATGAACTGATTGCGGCTCTAGCCGCTCGTGAACGGGACAGCAGGAAACTGAAGGCAGTCTGATGGAACTGGTCGAATGCGACCGTTGCGGTGAAGAGTACCCACGAAACTGGGGTGCCTGCCCGTTCTGTGATTCTGGGGAAAGACCCTATTTCAAACTCAACGAGGACGACATTTGGAACTGACAGAACTTCTCAACGAGAAGGAATGGAGACTATGCAAGGGACCTGATGGGGCTACCCCACAGGAACTTGCGGACGCTTTCGAGTATTTCTGTTCTAACTACTGGTACATCCGCCACCCTGAACGGGGGCGTATTTTGTTTGAGGTTCGCTCAGCACAGCGTGAAACCGCTGAAGCATGGATTTCCCACCGCAAAACCATTGTTCTCAAGGCTAGGCAGATTGGTTTCTCGACACTTGCGGCGGCTTTCGCCTTCTGGGAGGTCTTCTTCTGGCAAGACCGTCCTGAAGTCATGTTGAGCCGCACGGAGCGTGAGGCGGCGAAACTGCTTCAGAAATCCAAGTATGGCTACAAGATGTTGCCTGAGTGGATGCGTCAGCGTGGACCAGCACTGATTAGCGATAACCAGTTGAAGATGGTTTTCAATAATGAGTCCTACATCGAGTCTTTGCCTAGCGGCAATGACCCTGCTCGTGGTGAGGCGGTATTTAGGGTGTTTGTGGACGAGATGGCGTTCTTGCCCAACTCTGAGGATGCCTATGCCGCTATTGAACCTATTATCGATGTTGGTGGTCGTGCTGTCTTCCTGAGTACAGCCAATGGCGAGGGAAACATCTTTCATCAGTTGTGGGTGGGTTCGCAGACTGGCACAAACTCGTTCAAGGGTATTTTCTTTCCTTGGTCTGCTGGTGACCGTGATGATGACTGGTACGAGGTGAAGAAGCGTGAACTTCCTGATTGGCAGTTGGCTCAGGAATACCCATCTGACCCTGATGAGGCGTTTATTCGTTCAGGTAGACCAGTCTTTGACCTTGATGTTCTTAGGGCGTTGCCCATAGAACAGCCTCGAAAGGGCTACTTGCATGAGTTGCAGGGCAGAAATGTTTATGAGTTCCGTGAAGACGGTGGAGCATTGTCTATCTGGGAACTTCCCCAGCCAAACCATGTGTACTGCGTCGGGGCGGATGTGGCTGAAGGTTTCGACTATGGGGATTATTCGTCTGCCCACATCATTGATGCCAGCACAGAGAAAGTCGTTGCCCACTGGCACGGTCACATAGACCCCGACCTCTTTGGTTCATCTGTGTTGGCGGCTATTGGGTGGTTCTACAACACCGCCCTTATTGGTGTTGAGAACAACAACCACGGTTTGACAACCCTGAAGTCTCTTCAGAGGGTTGGCTACAAGAACATTTATCGTCAGCGCAGACTTGGACAGAGAACACCACAGGCGACAGAGGTTCTGGGTTGGCGCACAACCTCCGCTTCCAAGCCTTTGGCTATTGACGAACTAGCCAAATCGTTGCGTGACATGGATTTGAGCCTGACTTGCGAAAGAACCATTGCTGAACTTAGGACTTTTGTTCGTGAAGGCAATGGCAAGATGCACGGGTCTCCTCATGACGACCGTACAATGTCGTTGGCTATTGCCAACCAGATGCTGAAACATGTGTTTCTTCCCGAGTATCAGGTAAGCAAACTGCCCCCAAGGGGAACATACGCATGGTTTGAGCGTAAAGCGGACCTCCAGAGGGAGAAGAAACAGTTTCTTGGCTCTTTCAACACCCGTAGGTGACGATTCGTCGCTATTTATGTGAGTGTTCTTACATGCGAGAAGTGTTCTAAAGAGTTTGAGGTCGATGTCACCCCTCGTAGGGGTGCAATCTGCTTTGCGTGCCACATCAAGACCATCGACTTTGGGTTTGTGCATGGCAAAGAGAACTTCCATGGACCAACCATCAAGGAACGCCAAGACAAGCAGATTTCAGATGCTCGTTCCGCTGGGCTTGACCCCCAGCCTGTTGGAAGTCGTTGGGTGTAACACATGTATTGGTGGGTGCCAATCCTGACTGCCGTTATCACTGGACCTGTTGTAGTGATTCTCCAGAGATTGCGTCATGAGAACACCAGCCAACACGCAGAATCAAGAGGACTTCTTGAACACCTTGTTATCAAGTTTGACAAGGTTGACGAGAAAGTTGACAATCTGGAAATGGAACTCAAAGAGCACAGAAATGAACTCAGGAGCCACATTTCGGAAACTAAATACCGAACCAAGACTGGAGAAAAGGTATGACCTATCAGGATGCAATCAAAAGGGCTATCGCCACTTTCGCATTTGGTGCACTCTCCACCCCACTGTCGAGCGCTGTTCTCGATGTGTCGGCGTGGAAGATGGCTATTGCCGCAGGCGTGAGCGCAGTTCTCAACCTCGTGTATCGCACGGTTGAGGCGTACACAGCCGAGTTTGAGACTGAGGTCTGATGGCTCGTCCTTCCCATAAAGACATGCTTGCAAGGTATCGCAAGCAGGTCGACCAATCTAAGCGCTGGAGGCGTGAAGAGAAGTATGACGCTCTTTGGGGTCGAATGATTGACCTCTACAGGGGCAAGCATTACGACACGCTGTCAAACGAAGACAGACTTCTTGTCAACATTGCTTTCTCTACTGTGAATGTGATTGGACCTTCTGTCAGCGTCAACCACCCGAAGATTACGGTTGGTGCACGCCGTCCACAAGACGCAGACCGTGCAACGATTACTGAAGCAATCATCAACTACTGGTGGCGTCATTATGACTGCCAGCCAGAAGTTCGTCTTGCTGTTGACGACTTTCTGATTATTGGTCATGGATGGTTGAAGGCTGGTTATCGCTTTGTTGAGAAGCAACAGCCCAAGGTTGTAGACCCAGAGGCTGTTGCAGAGGGTGCCTATGTTGATGAACTGGCTCTTGAAACAGAGGATGCGTCTTCAATCGAGAGTGACACCGTTGTTGTGGAAGACCGTCCTTTTTTGGAGCGTGTTTCTCCGTTTGACATGTATGTAGACCCCAATGCCACTTCGATGCGTGACATGAAGTGGATTGCACAGCGTATTCGCCGTCCACTCATGGAAGTCAAGGCTGACAAACGCTACAACAAGAAGGCAAGGGAAGAGTGTTCCCCTAGCACATGGTCAAAGTGGTCGCAGGAAGGTGACCGTCCTCGCCAGTCACGAGACAAGAGCGACGGATTTGTTGATGTCTGGGAGTTCTACGACATCTCCAAGGGCATCATGTGTGTCTTTGCCGATGGTGGCGACAACTTCTTGATTCCCCCTACAAAGATGCCTTATGCAGACGGTCATCCGTATGAGATGATGCGCAACTACGACATCCCCGATTATTTCTATCCAATGGGAGAGTTGGAGGCTATTGAACCCCTTCAGCACGAGTTGAACGCAACTCGTACCCAGATGATGAATCATCGAAAGCGTTTCTCTCGCAAGTGGCTGTACAAGGAATCAGCATTTGACCGTGATGGTCGTTCTTCTCTGGAGTCAGATGAAGACAATGTAATGGTTCCTGTTGTCAGCGATGAACCACTTGGCAATGTTGTTGCTCCAATGCCTGCCGTAATCAACCCTCCCGACATGTACAACTTGTCGAGCACGATTCTCGGAGACATTGACCGCATCAGCGGTGTTGGCGAGTTTATGCGTGGCGGTGCGTCTGAAATCAGCCGTACAGCAACCGAAGCGGCAATGATGCAGGATGCTATGAACGCTCGCACAAGTGACAAACTGGCAACCATTGAGCGTACAACCGCTAAGTGTGCTTCACGACTTATTGGTTTGGCTCAGCAATACCTGACTGGCGAACATGCCGCTCGTGTTGTTGGTTCTAACGCCATGCCTTTGTGGGTCAAGTTTGACCGTGACTACATCAAGGGAGATTTCGATTTCGAGGTTGAGGCTGGTTCTACTCAGCCAGTCAACGAGTCTTTCCGCCGTCAGATGGCTCTCCAGATGGTTGATGCAATGGCTCCGTTCCTTGGTGCTGGTGTTGTTGACATGGCGGCTCTTGCTCGCCACATCCTCCAGTTTGGCTTTGGTGTCAAAGCACCAGAAGCATTCCTTGCCGCTCCCAATCCAATGATGGGACAGCAGGGCGCACCACAAGGTTCTCCTGTGCCAGCGGAAGGTGGAATGCCTGTTGAACAGATGCCAATGCCGCCTACTGGTGGCATGCCAATGCCTAGTTCAATACCTCCGCAAGTGCTTGCAACACTTGCGTCTCAGGGAACACCACTGAACAACACGCAGGCAATGTAACGATTTGGACATAGATACAGAGCAACCAATCGGACTCTGGAAGGCGCAATGAGCGACACATTTGAATACACACCCGATGTAGACCCCGTAGTTGACGGACAAGTCGAACTTGATGGTGATACGGCAACCGAAGAGGTTTCTTACGACTACTTCGATGTTGATGAGTTTGGCGACAAGTATGTTCGTCTTTCCGTCAGCGGTGAAGAAGTTGAAGTTCCCCTGAAGGAAGCCATCTCTGGTTATCAGCGACAGGCGGATTACACCCGTAAGACGCAGGAACTGGCTGACCAGCGCAAAGAACTGGCATTTGCTCAGGCAATCCAGCAGGCATTGGATAACAATCCTGTTGAAACGATTGCTTTACTGCAACAGCACTATGGAATCCAGCAAGAGGACGAGTTTTTCGGTGAAGACGAGTTCTTGGACCCAGTGGAACAGCAGTATCGGACTCTTGACCAGCGCATCCGTGCTTTTGAGGAAGCACAGGCGCTACAGGAGTTGGAGCAGACCGTCAATACTTTGCAGAACAGATACGGCGAAATCTTTGACGCTAGTGAAGTTGTGGCAAGAGCATTGGCTATTGGTTCAACAGACCTAGAGGCAGTCTTCAAGCAGATTGCGTTTGACAAGGTTCTTGCACAGAGGGGCGCAAAAAACGACTACGAAGCACGAAAGAGTGCGGAAGAGGCGGCAATCCTTGAGCAGAAGCGTCAGGCGGCAATCATCTCTGGAGGCTCTTCAGCGTCGAATGCTTCCGCAATGTCTGAAAGCATCACATCACTTCGAGATGCCTTCTCTGAAGCAAAGCGACAGTTGGGCATCTCCTAAACCCTGAAGGGAACATCAATCATGGCCGCAAACGACAACTTCGACACACTTCTGTCCACGACTCTTGCTAACTACCGCAAGCAGTTGACGGACAATGTTTTCACGGCTCGTCCGCTCACCTACTGGCTCACCTCTCGTGACCGCATTCGCATGGTCAATGGTGGCACCAAGATTGTGGAGCCGCTCATCTACGGGCAGAACAGCACTGTTGGTGCATACTCGGGCTACGACACCATTGCCCTGACTCCGCAGGAAGGCATCTCTGCCGCAGAGTTCGACTGGAAGCAGTACGCCGCTTCTATCGCAATCAGCGGTATCGAGGAAGCCAAGAACAATGGCGAGGCAGAGGTCATCAACCTGCTCGAAGCCAAAATCATGCAGGCTGAAGAGTCCATGCGTGAAGGCTTCAACCAGATGTTCTTCGGCACCCCTGGAACTTCGAAGGACTGGAATGGTCTCGGAAACATCATCTCCGACACCGTGTCTGTTGGTGGAATCGACCCCACCGTTACTGGCAACGAGTTCTGGAAGTCCTATGTGAACGACGACGCTGGTGCGCTTTCGCTCCTCGACATGTCCACCGCTTACAACAGCGTGAGCGTTGGCAACGAGCATCCCGACATGGTTCTCACCACGCAGACCCTGTTCGAGAAGTACGAGTCGCTTCTCCAGCCGCAACTCCGCTACACCGACACCAAGACCGCAGATGCTGGTTTCCAGAACCTGCTCTTCAAGTCGGCTCCCGTGATGTACGATGTGCACGCACCTGCTGGCACAGTGTTCTTCCTGAACAGCAAGTACCTCACCCTCGTTGGTCACAGCGACAAGTGGTTCAAGCAGACTCCGTTCCAGTCACCCGAGGACATGGACGCTCGCTACGCACTCATCATGTGCTACGGCAACCTGACTGTTCGCAACCGTGCGAAGCAGGGCAAGTTGACCGCTCGCACCGCCTGAGTCGTCACAATCCGACAAGTGGTACCCCCTGTCACCTATGGTGACGGGGGGTTTACCATTTCAGGTTACGAAAGCGCCATACATTGATGAGTTCTGTTCCTGCACATTCGTACTACGGTCAGCCCGTTAGTGGTATTCGCCCAGCACAGGCTGTTGATGGCGCAAAGATTGCACCCCCTTCAGCACCTTATGTTGGGCGTAATCGTTGTATTGCCAACAACGACACTTGCGAGGGTCCTCGGGCAAAGGGCACTGAGTATTGCGTGGGTCATCTCCGTGCGAAGAAGAAGGAAGAGTCTTGATTACTTCTGATGTTGTTGGTGTTGTAAGAAGCGTTACTGACTTGGCGGAAGATGACCTTCCGCTGGCTTTGATTCGTACATACCTTCGTGATGGGTTTCAGCGCATTCTGAACCTTGAGCGGCGATGGCCATTTCTTCAGGTTTCAACGACTTTGAACACTGTTGCTGAACAGCGTTCTTATCCGCTTTCTTCTATTGGTTCTGGGAACTTTGAAGAGATTGTTTCGATTGTGGACCAAAGCCTTGCTGGTAACAAGTTGAATCTCATTGCTGTTGATGATGCTGAAGCAATCTGGCATGGTTCTACTGATTCTTCTAGTCGTCCACTTCATTGGACAAAGTGGGGAAACAGTATTGATTTCTATCCCCGTCCAGATACCGCCTACCCACTTAGCATTCGTGGGTATCGCAAGCCGAGTTATGCGTGGGTTTCGGACAACACTCTTGAACCAGATTGTGACGAGCGTTTCCACATTGCGCTTGCATACTATGCAATCTCTCAGGCTTACAAGCGTCAGGAAGACCCTGACATGTCTGCTATCTACAAGCAGTCGTTTGATGAGGCTGTTGCTATTGCACGCCGTGAGTTGATGCGCCCCGATGCCGCTAGACCAATGGTTATGTCCCGTGGTTACCCTGCGCCTAGCGAGGCTCGCTGGTTGTGGTCACTTGGTAGGAGTCTTGGCGGTGGCAACTAACATTCGCCTGCTTAGGCAGGATGACTTTACTGGCGGATTGAACCTTCGTGCTGACCAGTTTCAGTTGGGACCAAACGAGTCCCCTGCGATGCTCAATGTGGAGATTGACCCTCGTGGCGGTGTGTTCTCTCGTGGCGCTATGCGTCGTGTCAATACTTCGGCAATCAAAACTGGTGAATGGAATCCTGAACGACTTGTTCCGTTCTATGGCAAAGAGTCCTATGTGATGCTGACAACTGGCAATGGGGTAAGCAACGGTTCTGTCTACTATTCAACTGGTGGCTCGTTTGTTGACTTGGTTGTGCCAGTGACTTCCCCACATGGTGCAGGATTTGCACCATGGGGTAATACCCTGTACATGACTACTGGTGGTGTTTCATACAAGTGGAACACTGAACCTGCACCTAATGTTCTTTCTGCTTTGACTGTGAACGGTGCTGGTGGTAGTTCATCTTGGCAGAACAACTACACCACGCCTGTTGGTGGTCACATGCCTACTGCACTGCATTGCTTGACGCATGCAGGAAAGGTGTTTGTCGCCAACACAACCGAGACTGGAACGGCGTTCCCTAACCGTATTCGCTGGTCTCACCCCAATAGCCCAGAGAACTGGGCATACGATGATTACATCGACATCAATGATGGCGGTAGTCAAATCAATGGTTTGTCTGTTGTTGCTGGTCATCTTGTGGTGTTCAAGGAGAACGGCATTTATGCCGTGTTTGGGTATGACTCTGACACATTCCAGGTTGTTGAGGTTTCTAGAACTGTTGGCTGTTCTAATCCTCACGCTTTTGCCAACTCTGAGAGTGGTGTGTATTTCTTCTCTTATCCAGAGGGTTTGATGTTCTACAACGGTTCAACGATTGTTGATGTGTTTGAACCGCTTCGCCCGATGTTTGACATGGGACATTTGAACACTACTGCGGCTGACCAGATTTATGTGAACTACATCAATCGTCGTGTTTGGTTGTCAATGCCGTATGGCATTACACAATCGTTTGATTATCCAAGTGTTTCGTTTGTGTACGACTCGACCATTGGGCGTAACGGTGCTTGGACAATGTTCAGCACTTCTGACTCTCATGGTATTGCTGGTGGTTGCACATTTATTGCGCAAGACAACACAAACCTCCATCTCGCTGTTCATCCATCAACGGCGTGTGTATTGCGTGTTGATTTGTACACACAGTTTCAGGATGACATTTCTGGAACCAACTCTCCATTTGTTTCTAGGTACAGAACACGATGGCAGGATGCTGGCAACTACAGCCAGAAGAAGATGTTCCGCCGTCCCGACATTATTGCCAAGCAGACAGCACAGAACACGCAGATGACTGTAAATGTGTTCCGTGATTACGAGGAATCAAATGTGGTTCGTTCGTATGAACTGGGTCTTCCAGAAAGTTCTGGAGGAATGTTGTGGGGTGTCTCTTTTTGGGGTGCCGCCTCTTGGGGCGCACCTAACTATGGTTCTCAAGTTGTGAATGGTCGAAACTTTGGTCTTGCCCGTTCTGTGCAGATTGAGTTTGTTGGTCCTCTTGCCCGTGCTTGGGGTATCAACAGTTACACACTGAAGTATTCCCCGAGGAGGATTCTTTCATAATGGCATCACTGAACTTCCCCTATTTGTTCTCCAACAATACGACAGCAAACGCTGTCGAAGTCAATGCGGACTTGAACGCCATCAAGTCGTTTGTCGAAACGCAGGTTGTGCAGGTTGATGGTTCAGTCAAGGCTGATACTGCGGCTATTGCGGACAACGCAGTTACTTCGGCAAAGATTGCAGATAACGCCGTCAATACGAGTGAGATTGCCGACGATGCGGTTACTGCCGCAAAGGTAAAAGACAACGAAACTCTTCCCGTCAATGTCAGTGGTTCTGCTGGCTCTGTCGCTTGGGGGAATGTTTCTGGTAAACCCGCTATCGGCAATGTGTTCAACGATGGTGGAACCTATTCAATCAATGTGACTGGTTCTGCTGGTTATGCTGGTTCCGCTGGTTCTGCAAACTCTGCAAACTCTGCTAGCACTGCTGGCAGTGCGGCAGAACTGAACACCAGTGGTGCTCGTGTTTACTGGGTTGGTGGATGGTGGTACACGGCTCAGGAGTTCGACTTTGGTGGTCAGGTGTATTTCCTTTCGCTTGGACCTTCATCCGTTTATGATGTGTGTGTTGTCACTTCTGCTGGACAGGTGAAGAAGCGCACGCTGAACCCTTGGTCGCTTCGTGAAATGAAGGAAGACATCAAGGAGATTTCTTCTCCTCTTTCCAAGTTGAAGAGCATTATTCCTCGCTCCTTCCGTTTCAAGAAAGATTCATTGATTGAGGACGACAAGTTTGACGAGTTTGACCGTCGCACACAGGAACAGTACGGATTTGTTGTTGATGAACTTCTTGAGTCTGATGTACCTGATGTTGTCATTTACCAAGAGCAGGAAGATGGTTCGCTGAAGCCACAGTCTTGGAAGCCTCATGCTGTCATCTCTCTTGCAGTTGCCGCTATTCAGGAACTGTCTGACAAAGTTGATGCTCTTCAGGCAGAAGTTGACGCATTGAAGAATGTCTGAGACACCAAGAAATAATCCACCCATCGAGGTATGGACTGCGCCCCTTCTTGGGTCGTTGAAGACGGCTGACGCTAGAACGCTTCAGCACATCTTCACCTCACTCAAGGAGTACCTCAAGGGCGTTCAGACAACTATTTCTTCCAACTACTACAACTTGTCTGTTGGGTCCGTAACCGCTGGCACAAGCCCGTCTGCAAACATCAGTGGAACATTTCCTAACCAGACTTTGAATCTTGTGCTAGCGCAAGGACCTCAGGGTATCCAAGGTCCAGTAGGTCCAACTGGTCCTGCTGGTTCGAGTGGTTATGCGACTCTCGACCTTGATGGTGGACATCCTGACAGTGTGTACGGCGGTGTGAACCCTATTGATGCAGGTGGTGTGTAATGGCTGTTCAGATTCAGTTCAGGCGTGGCACTGCATTGCAGTGGTCGAGCGTAAATCCGATTCTTGCTGTTGGCGAATCTGGGTGGGAGATTGATACTGGAAAGTTCAAGGTTGGCGATGGTGTCAAAACTTGGAACCTTCTTCCTTACTCATCTGGTCCCATTGGTCCACAAGGTCCCACTGGTCTTACTGGTCCTCAAGGACCGATTGGACCTGAAGGTCCTGTCGGTCCACAGGGTCCTGTTGGTTTGACTGGTGCTACTGGTCCTCAGGGTCCAAAGGGCGATAAAGGTGATACTGGAGCAACTGGTCCACAGGGTATTCAAGGTATTCAGGGCGAAGTTGGTCCTGTTGGACCACAGGGTCCTATTGGTCTCACGGGTCCACAAGGTATCCAGGGTGTACAGGGCGACAAGGGAGACAAGGGGGACACTGGCGATACTGGACCGCAAGGTCCTATTGGCTTGACTGGACCTCAGGGTCCAGAAGGTGACTCGGCATACGAGGTTGCTGTTGCGAATGGTTTCACTGGCACAGAGGCACAGTGGCTTGACAGTCTTGTTGGTCCTCAAGGTCCTGCTGGAAGTTTGGGAAGCGCTGTACTGAACGACCTCTATGATGTTGTTACTCCCTCTCCTGTTGATGGTCAGATTCTTTCGTTTGATGGAACCAACTGGGTTGGCATTGAGAACTATGCAAGCGCAGTCAAACACGAAGTGAAGGCTGGCGTTTCCTTGGCGAAGGGTCAGGCTGTGTATGTGTCGTCTTCTAGCGGCACAAACATGATTGTTTCCAAGTCGGACAATCGCTATGAGTATTCTTCATCAAAGACGATTGGTTTGGTTGCTCAAGCATTGGCTTTGAACGACATTGGATTTGTTGTGACAGAAGGTTTGCTGTCTGGTCTTGATACAAGCACTGCCACCATTGCTGACCCTGTTTGGTTGGGTGAGAACGGCAACTTGCTGTTTGGTTTGGCAAACAAGCCAGTTGCACCTAAGCACATGGTTTATCTGGGTGTTGTCACTCGTGTCAGCGCAACTGTTGGTGAAATCTTTGTTCATGTGCAGAACGGTTTCGAGTTTGACGAGTTGCACAATGTTCAGATTTCTTCTGTTGAGGACAATCAGGTTGTCGTGTATGACAGTGCAACTGAAACTTGGCGTAATCGTCAACCTTGGTCAACGAAGCAGGTTGTTGTTACGGAATCAACGACCGCAAGAACTTTGTCTGCTTCTGACATTGGGAAGATGATTGTGTTCACAAACGCTGGCACATCGACGGTGACTATTCCTTCTGGTGTTATGAAGGCTGGTCAGAGTATTGACATTATTCGTCGTGGTGGTTCTGTTCAGGTTTCTGCTGGTTCTGGTGTTACCGTTGGAGGTACACCAGGTTTGAAGTTGCGAGATGTTTATTCTGCGGCAACATTGTTTGCTGTTGCAGATGATGACATCATTGTTATTGGGGACTTGACTGTCTAATGCCTTTTCATCGTGGCATGTCTGGAAGCGTTTCGTTGCTTCCTGTTGTTTCTACTGACCCTGTTCAGCAGTTCAACCAAGACCGTGCTTCGTTTGTTTGCTATGTCTCTTCCAATGGTTATGCGGCTGGCGTAAAGTTTCAGTACAACACAACTAACAACTGGTCGTCATACACGGAAGTTTCTGCTGGAACAGTTAGTGGACAGAATCAGATGGCGTATTTCAATGTCACTGGTTTGTCGAACAACACCACTTACTATGTTCGTGCTGTTGCTACGACTGTTGTTGGCACTGTCACTGGTTCTGTTGTTTCTTTCACGACTTGGGGTCTAAAGACCTATTTGAACACATCTGCTGGTAGTTGGAGTTTGACTATTCCTTCAATCACGCCTATTGGTGGTTCTGCTATTGCGCCAACAATCTATGAGATGCTTGTTTATGGTGGTGGTGGTTCTGCCGCTTATGGCGGTGGTGGTGGCGGTGGCTACAGAATCTTTGCGTCTCATGTGTCGTCTGTTGTTGGTTCACAAACAGTCTCTGGTTATGTTGGTGCAGGAGGTCCATACAACAGCAGTAATGCGCAACCTGCTCCTTCTGGTGAGAACAGTACGATAACTATTGGTACTAACACATGGACTGCTGGTGGTGGTACTGGTGGTGGATGGCTAACCAATGCCGCAGGTACTGCTGGTTCTGGTAACAATCCGCAATACGGTGGTGGTGTTGGCTACTACGGCTACACATACATTTCTGGTTATGTTCAGTATTGCTGTGGTGGTACAGACAAGTTTGGCAACTGTTATCAAAGTTGCGACGACCCTAATCAACCCATTTACACGACTGACTACAACCGTTATGCAGGTGGCGGTGGTGGAGGTACTGACGGCGGAGGTGGAAACGCTGGATACCCAGATGTTGGGGGAAACGGAGGTCCTGGTGGTGGTGCATACGGACTTCGAGGTGGTAACGGTGGTGGCGGTGGAGGTACAGCCGCATGGGGTTCCGCTGGCTCTGTGCCAGCAGTCTCTGGACCAGTTGTGGGTACTGGTGGTACTGGCTGGTGGAATGCAGGTGTAGCAGGTGGTATCACCTTCAAGTATTACGGACCGTAGAATAGGACTATGAAGACAACAGCATTTACAAACGATGTTCTTTCAACACACAAGATGTTCTTCTTGTTGAACAAGTTGCCAAAGAACGCAACAGATGTAGACATCTGGATTCAAACACCAGCAGGACTGGAAACAGTCGACTTTGTCGACCTGTTTACGATGGCTGATGGCTCGTTGCTTGCCGCATGGAAACATCCTTTGCAGAAGTTGGGTTTGCAGAATCTTGTTGCGTATGCCGATGGCAATACGCAGATTCTCAATCTTTATCCCATTGAAAGAATCTGTGATTTGTATGACAGACCGTTGGATGCGGACTCTGGCACATTCATCTTCACAGCATCAAAGCCAATCAACGGGGATTGGAGATGTGACAACGGATACTACGGTGCCGCACCTTTCCCAAACGAGATTTCTAAACCTGTCATTAGTGGACTTGACGAGATTGTTCATTATGAATCATTCATGTCTGTTGCTGGTGTTGGACATCTCATTTACATCGAATCTTCTGGAAAGTCCGAGTTGGCAAACGAGAAGTTGAACAACTCAATCATCCCCACCACTGGAAGAACCCTACAAGAAGTGTTTCGTCTCGTCTATGAGTGGTCTGTGCTGGCGAAAGAACCATTCAATGCAAAGGATGAAGCGGCTTTGTCTGCTCGCTCTTACATTGATGCATTGCGTTTGACTGATGACGAACTTTTCATTATTCAGTCGATGGTTCCAATGCAGATTTCTAACTTCCTTTCTGGAAGTGAAGAAGCACGAGTGCGACCAGCATCCATCTCACCGATGGATGATGGGTTTAGGGAACTGGTATTCAGCAGAATGGCATCAAGTTCCATGAGTTTCATTGTCTCCCGTAATCCTGAAATCTGGGACATTTCTGGTCTTATCGAGAGGGAATACGAAGAGTTGGAGGCTGGTATTAGCCGATTCAGAACCTATTACGGGGTTACTGAAGACATCAGCATGGATGATTGGGAGAAGGTAGAGGAAGTTGCCTCACTTTGGGTCCCACGACAGGAAGCCTATGTCCACAACCAGTTGCGTCATTTCTCCAACAAGAGGCAGATGTTGGAGATTGCTAGAAGGAACGAAACGACCACCTAATAGGAGCAAACATGTCCGATTACAACTTCGCATACTCAGCAAAGAAGCAGGCTCTAGGCGACACTTATTCAGCAAGTGCCGCCAAGAATGCGTATGCCCAGTTTCTCGCTCGCACAAGGGGGGCTAGGAAGGTCGAGGACCTGACTAAGCAGTACGAACAGCAGACCCCCAAGTTCGTTACATCGTTTGCGAAGAGAAATCTTGCTGGTCCTGGAGTTCAGTCGGGCATTTATCGGAATGCCCTCAATAGGTTTGCTGAGCAGAACTTTATGGATTTGAACCGAGCCAATCAGGATACTGCTGGTGAGGTTCGTCAGTTGGAGTTGGATGCCGCTGACCTGTTGGCTCAGTACAACCGTGGTTTGGTTGACATTGAACAGCAGAAGATTGCAGACATGGCTCAGCAGGCGGCAATGCTGAAGTCGTTCAAGCCGTTTATTGGAGGTTGAGATGAAACAGGTTGTTGCCCGAGTTCCGAAGAAGAAGAATCCGCCTAAGCCTCAGGGTGATGTGCAGGGTCCAGCGCTTTATGGCACTGCTGATGAAGTTGGCACGCCTGTTTATGCGGAGCGTGAGAAGTCTGCTAAGGCGGCTGAAGCCGCTGGTGCTAAGGCGGCTAACGATGCCCTTGCACAGCAGAAGGCGATGCTTGCCGCTATCAAGGCTTCTGGTGGTTCGAGCGCCGACGCTAAGGCTATGGCGGCTTTGAAGAAGAACGCTGATGCCATCAGGAAGGCAATCTCTAGTGGTTCATACGGTCAGCAGTACGACGATTTGATTACGCAGTTGGGCGGCATGACTGACACTGCTCGTACCCAAATCAATGAAGGGTACGGTTCTCTTGCCACAATGCTTGGTCAGCAGACCAACCCTTATGCAGACTTGAGGTTTCAGGCTGTTCAGACCAATCCTGCGCTTGCACAGTTCATGCAGTCTCAGGGTGGTTCTATGGACCAACTGAACACTCGTGTGTCAGCGGAGAACACCGCTAATCAGGCGGCTACTACT